CGCGTTCAGCTTGAACACGCTCGACGGCAGTACGTTGGCGTTGTTGATGTAGACCTGGATGTCCTCGGTGTTGCGTCCGTCGATGATGACGTGGAACGCCGTGCCGACAGCCCAGTCGATGGTCGTGTCGACATTTGCCACCGTGGTCGTGCCGTCCGAGCTGCGAGCGTCGATGTTCAAGTCGGCGCCCATGTCGAGACGCAAGAACATCGCTTCGGTGATCGAGTCCGCGTCCGAAGCGTGCGTTGCGTTGGCAATACCGATGTTCAAGTCGGCGACGTCGGCATCGGCGTTCACCACCACCTTGACCATCGCTTCCATGATCCAGTTCGATTCGACGGGGAACGAACGGGTCGAAAGCAAGTCGAGCTTCTGGGCTTCGGCCGTGGCACTGAACTGAGCCTTGGCACCGCCGCCGATGCTGCGGACAAACGGCAGGCCAGCCGTCAGCACCGCAACCGAGTCGAACGTCGAGGTTCGCAGGTCGACGATGTTGCGCGGCTGCACGTTCAGGTTGACGTTGACCGTGGTCGCCGTCGAAACAGAGTCGCCAACTGCCGTGCCGACAAAGAAGTCCTTGTCGTTGCCGGGCAGATAAGACGCCGTTCCGGCCGAGTGGTCCCAGTAAACCGGGGCACCGTCGAGCAGGATGGCACTGGCCGTCTTGGCGAGCGTGAACACGCCTTCTGTGTGAGCCGAGCCCTTGATGCCTGCTGCTGTGTCGGACGGGATGACACCCGCGAGGCCCGAAGGCAGCAGCACAACTTCGCCACTGTAAGCCGCAGCCGCAGGCGTGAAGTCAAACGCCTGCCCCGGATCTTGTACTCGAATCGCTTCTGCCATTTGTCTATCCTCGTGAAACGGGTTGACGTTTGATGTTTACTTCGAGTCGGCTGGCTTCTTGCGCGATGGCAAAGAAGCCGCCGCCTCGACTGGTTCTTCCTCTTCGACGACGACCGCGAGGTGTCGCTTGACTAGCAAGTCGCCCAGCTTCTTGGGTACGGCGTGGATGTCCCCGTCCTTGTAAGGCGTGTCGGGGAACTCCATCGTGCCCAGGTTGGCTAGCAGCTTGACTTTCATTTCGGAACCTCGTCAGTCGTGGTTGATTAGGACGCGCCCTTGCTCTTGACGGCAGCGCGGTACTCTTGCTTGTTGACACCGAAGTCGTGATAGCCCCGCATCTGAATTCCGAGCGTGCTGAAGTCGGCTTCCGCCGTTTCGACAATCGGAGTGTCGCGACCGTTAAGGAACGCCACCTCGATGACCGACATGTCGGCCGGGCTGGCCAACAGATACCAAGCGGTCGTCGAGTAGCCTGTGAAGCTCGTGTTTGACAGGTACGGCGAGCAGACCGGGCGGTACTTGTTCGCGAACACGTTGGCGTTCGGAACCTTCTCGGTCGAAGCTGCACCGCCGGTGTTGATGTTGGTCGACACGTACAGTTCGTCGGCCAGCGACTTGACCTCGGGCGGAACCAGCAAGATGGTCGGCATGACGCCGAGCGGCTTGCCGTCCGGGTCGGTCTGCTTGAGGAAATACTCGACGGCGGTTTTGAGCGACGAGCTTTGCAGGTTCGTCGTTCCACCCTCGAAGTAGTTGCCGCGACCGGTCGTGTAGAACGTCGAGGCGTCGGCCATGAACTCGGTCCAGAAGATCGTGTTCAAGGCGAGACCCGCACCGCGACCGAGGCGACGAGGAACCGCCGTCAACGCGCCAAGGTCATCGTTGACGATGTCCTTGCGCGTGATGGCCAGCGTCTTGCCGTAGGTGTCGGCCTGGTTGGTGTAGGTCTCTTCGCCGATCGTGCCGTGCTTCAGTTCTCCGCCGGCACCGACCTTCTCGTACTCGAAGGCGCCGGTCAGCGAGTAGGTGGTGTGTGCCTGGAAGTTGCGAACCGAGCGGGTCGACGATACCTCGCGCCAGCTCTGGTCGACACCCATGAAGCCTTCAAGCAGGAACTTGTTGGCCGTGTTCGACAAGATGCCCGGAATCGAGATCGTCGAGAAGCCGGTCGCCTTGATGTCCGTGAACGCATATTGCAACACACTGCGAACGTCCGACACCGAGCGGCCGGTGTAGCCGTTGCGCTGTGCGGCAATCAGCAACAGTTCCTGGACGCCAAGGCCGTTGCGGAAGTTGCGGTCAGCGGCGTCGAGCGTCTGCTCGTCGAACTTGCTCTCTACGCCAGCCAATCGGCCGGTCAAGCAGATGGCGGCTTCGAGCACCTTGTCGTTGAGCTTCTCTTCGCGCTTGCCACGCATGACGGTGTGCCCCTGCGGTCGTGTGGCTCGCAGCAACTTCAGTTCGAACTTTTCGGGGTCGAGCTTGTCCTCGATCGCCTCGCGGCTCATCGCCTCGATGACCTCGAACGGAGACTGCGGGTTTTCGTCGAGGTACTTCTCGGTCAGCAGGCCAATCGCCTTGATTCGCTCACGCTCTGCCTTCTGTGCGGCGAGAATCGTGTCGAGGCTGGCTTCTTCCTGCGTCTTGCCCTTGGGCTTCTCGGCGGCTTTGTGCAGCCCCTTGAAGTTGGCCAAAAGTCCGTCACGCTGCGAATCGGTCAGGCTCTCGGCGTCAAAGCCCATCGCCTCGATCCACTCCACAAATTTCGGTTCCATGCTCTTCTCCTTCAGTGAAGCGGCGGTCGCCGCGATGGTTACTCGGGTGTTGTCGTCTGCCCCATGCGAGACGAATGCGAAGCCGCGAAGCGTCGATTGACGCGCGACATAGAGCGGGCCGGTGAATTGCTGCCCGTTGACTTCCACGGTCTTGCCGGCGGCTACTGGCACGACCTTGGTAGGACGAGCCTCGATGCTGGCCTGCCAGCCGAAGCCGCTGTCCGCACTGGCGACCACTTCTTCGCGCCATTGCGTTGCAGCCGACATGAGCCCCGACAGCACGAGATTCGAGCCGTCGATTTTCTTGTCGGTCACATGCCCCACACGCTGGCTTGGAACGTGGTCGAGATTCGCGACCAGCGAGTTCGTGGTCTTGAGTCCCTTCAGGTCGACGACAATCGGCAAGTCGAAGGCGTCCACCTCAAGTGCGCCGCCCGTGTAGGCCAGCACCTCGAAGCTGCGAGGCCCTTTCGTCTCGCCTTCACCGGCAGCGGCGGCAATCGAAACCGGCGCGGCAATCGCGATGATCTTGTCGGTCTTAGACATTGCTCACGGCCTCTTGTGGTTGCGATGCGACCTCAGCCTGCGTGTCGGCCTGCTGCATCGACGCCTGCTGGTTCTGGGCGTTGAAAATCGCGGTGCGGAGAATGCCGCGCATCTCGTCGACCGAGACGCCGTAATCGGCGGCCATCTCGATGACTTCGTCCTCGAAGTCGAGGCCCTGCTCGGCATAGTGGCGACGCAGCGAAAGGCTGCCGTTCTTGAGCCGCGTGTCGGCCGCGTTGGCTTCCGATTCAATGTCGGCGGCAAGATGCTGCGGCCAGTCCCACGAATGCGCAGGTGCAGGCGATGTGCGAACCGACCAGCCGAAGGCGAGCACCGCCTCGGCGAACCACTGGGCAATCAATGGCTCAAGGCAGGTGTCGTTGCAGTCCTCTCGATCGACGTCGAGTGCCGCGTAGTAGGTCTGGTGATCCAGGCGACCCGAGGCGTAGTTGTAGGACGACGAATCGCAGGCCGCTTTGTTGAACGGCATCGACTTCGGTCGCGCCTGTTCGTTGATGAGCGACTTGTGGAACTCGCCATATTGAGCGTTCGGATGCTCGGCCCGCATCTGCTGGGCTTTCCAGCCCATCGGAGCGGCCACCGCCATACGCTTGGTGAACTCCATCTGGCTCATCGGAGCCACGGCGTCGATCATGTCGGGCTGGAAGCCCGTTTCGAGCCAGAGCGAAATGTCGGCCGCAGTCTCGGCGGCGGCGAGCGTGGCTTCGCGCCATCGTCGCGCGGCGGCTCCGGTGTTCAGCGTGCTGGTGCATTCAGGCACGCCGCGATGCTGTCCAGGGCGACGCATCAGGAACCAGTGCAAGACGAACTGGGCTGGCACGCTTTCGGGAACCTGGTCGAACATCCAGTGATGCTGGCTGCCGGGGTGGCGCCGCAGGATGTCGTAAAAGGTCGCGTTGCCGAACTCATCGAAGCGGATGCCGTCGATGTAGCCGTCATCCATGAAGGGCAGCAGCGGCGTCTGGCACTGCTCCGTCTCGTACAGCGCGAGATCGAGCTTGACGGCGTGACGCACACGCGGATTGAACCGCAGCACGCCAATCGCTTCGCCGTCAACGAACTTGGCGTGTGCCATCGTCCAGAGCTTGCGTCGAAGCTGGATAGCCTTCGCCCAGGCGGCGAACTCGCGTTCGACCATCTGATTGAATCCAGTCGACCCGGTCTGCATGCGTAGCTTGGGACCGACGCCCACCACATCGGTCGCGTAGGTTTGCACGATGCCATCGGCGTAGCCATTGTTCGCAACCTCGTAGCGGGCACGCGGAACCAACGTCTCGCGGACGGCGCGGCTGTTGGCGCTGTCTGCGTCGAGCCTGTCTGTATTGGCCCAGTGGTTCTGGAACTCGGTCGTCGTTCGGGCCGCGTCGTAGGTGGCATCGACGCTGCGGCGTCGGGTCCGGGTCGTCATGGCCACCTCGGACAACTCACGGCGCGGCGGGTCCGCTGTTAGCGGGTTTCCTTTGGCGTCGACAAGTCGAGACGCTGCGATCATCAACCGGTCCCCGGCGGTACTATTTGCGAGAACCGAAGGCCGAAGCGGTTTTGAGCAGCAGCGGTGCGCGAGGCGATGTAGTTCGCCGCCTC